GGGCAATGCACAGTCGATCAATGAGTTCTAGTACAGGTAAAAATTCCATAGTATATTACTTAGTTACGGTCTCGGGACCTCTAGCAGAATTTTCTTGACACATGATATCAATCCGATCTCTAAGGCGTTCAATTTCAGTTGCTGTCTCTTCCAGCAGGTCGGCAATGCGGTCAGCCTGACCTTCCTCTACGCTTTTGCGTCCAGGAATTTGTCTGCGTATTTCGGCCCGCTTGCGTAATCGATACACTAGGTCTTGCTCGTTCATATTTTTCCTAATTTTAACTGTTGACTCAATGATGTCCTTTGATTTCGCCACGCATGGCGTCTGCAATAGCATCTTCCATTGAGATAACAATTTTGCCAATTGCATCCATGCCTATGTCTCTGCAACGAAATTTTTCCATACCACTTACATCACCGTGTAAGTGACCGTGTAAGTGTACCGCCCCCCGGTGCATTTGATCCCATTCTGCAATAGGGTAATGAAACATCACTACTTTGGTTCCGTTGTAGTTGATATCCAAATACTTGTGAATTTCTGCAAAACAATCACGAAAGTTCAAATCTTTAAGAGTCTTGCGATCGTGATTGCCTTCAACCAATATCTTGGTGCCGTTGCAACGATTCATGTAGTCTGCTGCTTTCTGAGCCGGCAAGAATGCCACATCGCCTAGAATATAAACTGTGTCTTCGGGTTGAACCACATCATTCCATTCCAGTACCATGGCCTCGTTCATGTACGATACATCGTTTTTAAAACGAGCCCGTGATACCGGACAAAAATTCATGATGTTCTTGTGACCAAAATGCAAGTCACTGGTTATCCATGTGTTCATTTTATTCTCCTGCAAACTCGCGTACCCATTCAAACCGTGCTTCGCTAACCTTTATCCACTTGACATGATCTCTCTTGCACATTGGTTTATCAAAGTCAAAGCAGACAAGGATCCAGCCTTTGTCTTCTGAAAATTGTACAGAATCAACCACGCGAACAATTTGCACAATCTTGTCTTTAAATTTTGCAACAATCATCATGTGTTTACCCTTTCTAACTACTGTGTCACAGTATAGCACATTTTGTTATTATGGGCAATCAACACTGTGCAATTGCCCCGTTGTAATTATACCATATTATAGTTAAATATAATAAATGAGATATTCTTTGTTGTTTGTGTTTTTACTGGGCGCCACCGGGTTAAATGCTGTGGAACCACCAACAGAAAAATTAGACAAAAATGAACATTGGGTATGTACATCGTGGAGTTGGTCCGGAGATGCTTTTAATAGACAAGTGTGGTGCAAACGCTGGGAGAAGCGACAAAAACCTTATTTTCTACGATCATGATAACTGTACAGTTTTAGTTTTAATAGCCATGTGTAAATACAATTATTGTTTGTTTTGGTATATTGACCACAAAAAAATATGTAGATTAGACGGAAGAAAAAAACCACCATGATTGATCCATTAACCGCACTAGCAGGCATACAAGCTGCTGTTGCATTAATTAAAAAAGTATCTAAAACTGTGGACGATGTAGCGTCCCTGGGGCCAGTGCTGGGCAAGTACTTTGATGCCAAGAGCACTGCATCCAAGGCCATGGTAGAATCTAGAAACAGTGGCAAAAAATCCAGCATGGGCACAGCCATCCAAATTGAGATGGCCCTGGATCAAGCAGTACAGTTTGAAAAAGAGTTGCAATTTCTGTTCATGCAAACAGGCAAGATAGACGTTTGGAACAAGATCAAAGCCAGGTCTGCTGCCATGGACGCGGATGCAGCACATGCTACCCGTCGTGAAAAAGAAGCAGCGGAGCGGCACAAAAAAGAAGTTGAAGATCTAGTAGAAACAGTATTATTGGTGACACTACTAATAGTAGTGGTGTTAGGAACCATATGGGGAACCTACGAATTGGTCACATACTGTAAATTGGTAGGCTGCGGCCGCTAACGCTACTGACCAGGCTACACAGTCTGTGTAGATTATACATGCCATATCTCCTGGAATCCCTCTTCTAGTGTGGGCATTTCAAATCGGTCAATCATGTCTTGTACTATTTCTTCTGGAACTATTTTGCCCGGACGACTAGCCAGTCTATCAGCAAGTTCCACAGGTTTGGGTGTGCAAAACACCACAGCAATATGCTTGTAATCCGGCAGCATGCGAAACTTTTTTCGACGGCTAGCCACAGTAACACTGGTTTGATCCCAGATCACAGTGTGGCCGTGCTCACGTGCGAATTCAACTTGTTCAATCATTAGGTCAATGGCTCTGGGCATGTATTCAGCAAACACTTCACTATATGTCTTGCCCTGTACTCTAGCATAGTCTTCCACAAACGGATCTGTAGAAACTACAGTTGACCCTAACAGCCAGTCTTGATTTTTAATCCAAGTGCTTTTACCCGAGGCCGGCACTCCAATCAATTGATAACATTTAGGCATGGCTTTTTGCTTTTGTATACTTGGTGCCCGGTGCAATACTTACACTCACATGCTGTTGGCTAATCTAACATCAGTGTTAAGGTTAGGTCGGTGTTCTTGTATCATACAACGCTCTAACTTATGTGCCTGACTTTTGCCACGCAACACTGCAAGAACATTTACAGTAAAACCGTTGGTACCACGTTCACGCATAGTTTCGTATAAAGTCCAGCTCTTGTCTTCGCTACGTGAACGATACAGGTGCTTCATGCAACGAGTCATTACACTCTTCTTCACAGTTGATGCAGTCTTAGCAGTAACGCCGATGTAGAAATCGCTACCGCTTGTGAGCATGTATACAATGTGAGTACGATCTACTCGTTTTTTACGGGTTGTGTTTTTTGCTTCCATGTGTATATTATAGCATTTCGGGCAATATTGGTCAACCGTTTTATCGACTGATTTCAAACGATGTTTCGCCACCATGACCGTTGATCACACGGACTTTTTTACCGTCGATCTTGACATAGCCATAGTTACCATCTTCATAGATGCCAAACGGGCAGGCTTCAATAGTGACCTTGCGCACGATCTCGCAAAAACCCCAGCGCCGTGTGGGCAGTCGACCCCGGAACAATTTCATGTTGTCAATAGAGGTAATCAGGATTTTTGCTTTCACAATCTGCGGTGTTTTTGTGTTCATGCTCGTATTATAGCATTTTGGGCAATAAAGGTCAACCGCTAGGTGCGTTCCAGATACCGCATGAACCGGTTCAAATCCCCGTACATGGTCATCATCAGGGCCTGCTCGCTACCGAACAAGGTGATCTGCGATTTCTTTCCTGTTTTGAGATAATAAGGACAATCCAGTTTTCGATCCAACAACAGCAGGTGTCGTGGCAGCAGAGCCATGCCCACAGGAATATCAAACACATACATCTCAATGTCAAAGATGGCAATAGCTTGATAACCTGCTGTGGTCAGGCGCATGCCCTTGCCTTCGCGAGAATCCATCCACCAAGAGGCAAATGCTTGGTCAAAGACGGGGCAATCGTCTTGCGGCAAGCCTTGTAGAATTTGTTGGGTTAATGCAGATTTATCGAACATCGGGGTATATCTGCGCCCCCTGAGTCAATAGCACCACTGTGAACTTGTCTGTTTTAAACTGTGTGTTTAGTTTTTTGGCCAAGTTTTTTGCGTGACCAGGATTTGAAAAACTAACTTTTTTATACTTGGGCCCCGGGTACTGGGTCAGCATGTTTGCAGTTTTGAGATTGATGGGCCTGTTGTCGTAGAACACTGCCCACACACCTTCGGAAGCCAGTACTTGCTCGGTCTTGTAGGTTTGTTTGTTGGTGTGCTCAATTAGCACCTGAGGCCGTGGTCTACTCATAGCATTATTTATGCCATTAACTATGTGGTTTTAAATGATCCACCATCTAAAACCACCTCTGTTACTAAATTCTCAACTGGTACAGTTCGCATGGCAGCAAGGGTCATCAACAGTTTGGTGATATCACCATGTAGATCCTTGGCGTCACGCAGGCTCATGGTAAAGTCTTTTTGACCACGACTTTCGTGTGCCTTGATTGAATCAAC